GGTCCGCGTCGGTGGGGTCGGTGACTATGACGACCGTCTCGCCGAACGGGAAGCCCATCAGTACTCGTCGCCGGTGAGTACGCCGCCCTCGTACAGCGGATACTCCCCATTGGTCAGGTCTGCACCACAGGAGCAGTAGGTCGCCCCGAAGGCCAGCGCGCACCACGGCATGTGGTTGCCCGACGACGCGCCAGGACGGATCGAGAACGCCGTCGCCGACGTGTCACCGCCCGTGGCGCAGATGTCCTGTAGCGCGTTGATCTCCGACGGCCACAGGCCGAACCCGCCACGCTGGCGAGTGTCGAGCGCCATCGCGAACGGCCCCGCCGACTGCTGCGAGATCGCACCCGAACCGGCCTCAGACCACCGCTTCACCGCACCCACGAGGACCAGCCGCGCCTCCGCGAGTTGGTCGGCCGTCGGTGCCGGGTCAGTAGAGACGAGGCAGGGGGCGACACGTGCAGCGCGAGCGTTCGCGCCGTCGACCATCAGGTCGATCATGTCCGCGCTCTGTAGAGCGTCGGGGAGATCGCCTGTGCTGATGATCGCCACGGGTCACCCCCTGCCCGTCACTTGCTCGACTTCTTGGCGGCAGCCTTCTTGGCCGGCGCCTTCTGCTCGCCGTCCTCAATGGCGTAGTCGGGGCCGAGAAGCGCCGCAGTCTCATCCGAGACGCTGCCCGACACGCCATCCCTGGTGAAGCGAGGCATCAGACCAGGTCGTTCAGAGCGGAGAAGGCGTTGAGGTCCATGACCGCCCAGCCGTAGACGATCTCGAGCCGGAGCGCGATCTGGTTCTGGCGCTTGAGGTCGCCCTGCCCGTCCGGGTCGCCGTAGCGGATCGTCTCGATCGGGATCTGCTTCTGCACACCCCACCGCAGCGCGGTCCAGTCGCCGAGCATCGCGCGCAGCTTCGTGTCCGTCGCCTCGGGGACACCCGAGACGGTCGTCGACACCGAGGCGTTCAGACCGGAGAAGCTGGACACGTCCGTGCCCAGGTTCAGCTCGGGGAACTTCTTCCGGCCGTCGGAGTAGCGCGCCGTCGACAGGGTCCAGGCGTACTTGGGGTCGAGCGCCACGCCGTTCGGGACGTAGCCGTTGTTGACGAGCAGACCGGCCGCCGTCTCGAACTCGAGGTCGGCGTTCGCAGCCGTGGTGACCTCGGTCCGGTTCGTGGTGGTGTTGATCCGGTCGCCCGCGACGATCGACGCGATGGCCGACCCGGTGAGCGGGTTGATCCCGTGCAGCACGCCGAGGTCCAGCGCGCGGGCCAGGGCGGTCGCACCAGCGTCGGCGAGGGTGTTCAGCACGCCGATCTGGTAGTCGTCCTCGGCCCACTGGACTTCCTCGTTGAACCGCATCGTGACGTGGGCCTTGTGCGGGGTCGCGACCTTCGTGCCGAACGTGCCGCCGGTGGTGCCCTTCTGGGCGGCCTCAGCGACGTACTCAGCCCGCGGGGGGGCGGTGAAGGTCATGTAGGTGACGTTTCCGAACTGCATCGGCTGCGAGCCGGACAGCGCGGCGACGACGGAGCCCGTGGTCGCCTTGCTCCACAGGCCGGAAGCGATGTTCGTGGGGAGTGTGATCCCCGAGGTTCCCAAAACGGGCATGAGGTTTGCTCCTTAACGAGCGGTTAGCCGGAGCCGAACACCGAGTTCAGGAACTCGTGGTTCTCGCCGGCTGCTGATGGGTTGTTGCCCTCGCGGGGCACGTGGTTGCCGTTCTTCTTGCGGTCTGCGGCGCGATCGGAGAGCCGCTTGGCCTGACGGGTCAGCGTCTCCTCGTCAGTGCCGGTGAGGAACAGGTCGATGTCGTCGGCGTCGGTGATGCCGTGCTCGGCCGCGATGCGCAGCCGCATGGACTCCGCACGGGTGTTGTTGAGCTGCGTCTCGAGGTCGGCGATCCGCGTGGCTGCCTTCTCGGCCTCCGTCTGGTTCGCCTGCTCGTACTCGTCAGCCTTCGCCGCCTTGGCCTTCAAGTCCTTGTAATCGGCGTACTTCGCGCGTTCGCGCTTGAGCCGATCGTCGATGACCCTGTTCAGGTCGTCCTGGGACGTGATGGCCTTGAACTCGGACTCAGCGGCGGGCGTCTCTCCGCTGTCGTTACCGCCCTCGGGTGCTGCCTCAGACATCGTGTTTCCTCTCGACCGCACATTGACCGCTGTGCGTGGGCGTAACCCGCCAGCAGGCGGGGAGTCAGAAGTTCTCGCGCAGGTACTTGCGCAAGCGAGCCCGGTCGGCGTCGGAGACGTTGCGGGTCGTGGGCGTGTAGCCCTTCACCGGCTTCGCCTCGCCCTCGAAGGCAGGCACGGCCGAGCAGTTGCAATGGTCATGAGAGGCGAAGTCGGCCGACGCTTCGGAGTAGACCGAGCCGCGGGACTCGAGCATCACGCAGAACGAGCACCCGCCCGCGGTCACCCGCTGCCAGCCGTGCGCGCCAGGGTCGGCCACCGACGAGCCCATGATCGTTCCGCGGACATGGTCCGCGATCCGGCGCTGCGTGCCGCCCGCGATCAGAGTCTTGAGGCTCGCGTCATCCTGCGCCTTCGACAACGCCCACCCGACCAGCGAGTCGGCGCCACGGTCCGACGGCTTCATCGGGAACGCGCGAAACCTGCCCTTGACGCCCGCCTTCGCGCGCTGCTCGTCGTACCAAATGGCAGCCGTAGCGGCGCCCATCTGGCCGTACTCGCGGACGATCGACGGCAACAGGTCACGAAGCGCGACCTCGGCGTTCGCGCCATCCGCGACCAGCCGCCACAGACGGGACAGGTCGCGGTCGGCGAGACGGACCAGACCGGCCGTCTCAGACCGCAGGGACGTCGGTGCCATTGGCTGCGACAGGTGCCGGTGCAGCGGCGGGGACGCTCCTCAGCGCCTCGAGCACGCTGCGCGAACCCTCGGACGTACGGCGCTCGGCCATCGCCCGGCGGATCTGGTCAGGCGTCAGCCCGGCGAGCTCCAGCCCGACCTCGGTCTCGGCCAGCCACGGGAACATCGCCAGCACCTTCGCGCCGGCGTCCGCAGCCGCGGCCCGTGAGATGTGGGTCGGGTTGCGCCAGATCGGGCGGATGTCGAGATCGTCGGGGACGTCGCCGCCGTTCAGCATCACCAGAGCGCGACGGGCCGCGGACGACACGTCAGGGGACCAGTTGTCGGTGGTCTGCTCGGCCTCGGAGATCAGGTCGTCCCGCGAGACCAGCAGCGCCTCCGCGCTGGTCGGGTTCGCGTCGCCGATGATGCCCAGCTCGCCGATCGGGACGCCCGTCTCACCCGAGAACATCTGAGCGAGCATCCTCAGGTGAGCGTTCTGCGGCTCCGGGGACTGGCCCGTGAACTGCTTGACGTCGGCACGGGCGAGGGCGTCAGGCATGTCGGTGTCGTCGCCGATCGCCCACACCGCATCCCACGCCGCTTGCCAGGTCGACTTGGGCGACCCGTCCGCGTTCTGGAACGCCGACTCCGTGGCGCCGAGGAGCACGTAACGCGGCAGGCTGTAAGCCTCGCCGTTCACGTCCGCTCGGATCATCGCCGCCAGAGCTTGCATGTGCATCGACATCACGGCACGGGAGATCCGCGAGGAGCCGAACGGGCGGTCGACGCGCGGCTTGTAGCGCATCGGGTCCACAGGGACGCCGTAGATGTGCGGGCGACGCTCGACCGTCCACCCGGCGCCCTTGGTCATGATGACGTTCAGGTTCGGGAGGTACATCGTCATCCCGGTCGGCTCGCCGCTGTCGGAGTCGAAGTCCGTGATCGACAGGAACGACGTGACCGCCCGCTGGCGCGTCGACCAGATGCCCGTGGCCGTCGCCGCGCTCCGGGCGTTCACCAAAACCTCGGGCTCGCCTGCCTCGACGTCGCCCTGCGTCGTCACCAGCCACGAGACGGCATGGATGAGCGAGGAGACGCCCGCCTGCGACACCTCGGCCGAGAGACGGTTCTGCCGCTCGATGTCGCCCAGACCCAGTGAGCCCAGGTCGGCCTCGTTCGCGTCGTAGAACGTCTCGAGGTTGCACCGGCGGTTGAGCTTGTCGACCGCGATCGCCGACCAGCCGAGGACGAACCGGCGCCGACGGATCACCGTCGGGACGGCCTCGCCCATCAGCGACCGCTCGGAGTGCTTCATGTCGTAGAACGCCGACCGGAGGTTGTTGCGGGGCCGCTTCGACCGCCACTGCGCCACCAGGGCGTCAAGGGAGTTCTGCTCGTCGTGGGTGAGACCGGGAACGCGGATGAGGTCAGGCACCAGTCACCACCCTCCGTCCGCCGCCGCCTGATCGTGCCGGCTTCTTCACTGTCGTCGCCTGCGCGCCGATCAGCGCCAGCGTTCCCGCTTGGATCGGGGTGATGTCTGCGTCCGCCGAGCGCCGCGACCACACCCACATGCCGGTGTCACCGAGGCGACGCTTCGACGCAGCCAGGGCGGCCACGGAGAACTGGGGTTGCCCGATGTGGTGCAGCCACCCGGTCACGATGCCGTCCAGCACCCGCGAGCAACCGGCGCCCAGCTCGGCCACCTTGACCGGCGTCACCTCTAGGCGGGTGTCCTTGAAGTACCAACGGCCGGACTTCTGCTCCAGCAGCGCCGCGATCGGACCACCCACGTCGGCGACCACCGCGCGGATCTGCGGGTTCGCCGCGACCAGAGACTCAAGGTGCGGGACCAGCCACGCGACACCACGGCCGCGGGTGTGCTGGTCCTCGTCGAGCTCGAAGTGCCAGTCGCCGTCCTCGCGCTGGCCGGCGAGCGCCACCGACGCCCACGCGAGATCCGGGCCGACCTCGACGCCGAGGGAGAAGCGGTCCACGGCCAGGGAGTGCTCGTCAGCCTGGTCGCCCCACGACGGCGCAGGGATCACGCCGCGCGCACGGTTGACCGCCCACATGCCGAGCCGTTCCATCGCGAACTGGTCGTCGGTCATCGCCGAACGCTCAGCCTCGATCGCCTCGGCCTCGATGCGCGTGCCGAACGCCGGGTTCGCCTTCGCCCACGTCTCGCGGGAGTCGAAGTCGTCCTCAGGCTCAGCCGACCACTCAAGGTAGGCCATGTGCGAGTCGTTGCCCGCGATGCCGCGCTGGCGCAGCCGGGCGAACACCTCGCCGTCGTCCTGCGGGGTCGGCGGGGTGCCCAGGAGCCACGCCTGCGGGTTCTCGCGAGCCGACATCGTCGGAAGGATCGAGGACCACGCCGCCGTCCCGAGGATCTGCGCCTCGTCGAGCAGCAGGCAGTCAGCCGAGAAGCCACGGGAGCCCGAGACCGAGCGGGCCTTGATTCGGATCGTCGCGCCGCCCTTGAATCGGATGAACTCGCGGTTCAGAGCGCGCATGACGCTGTCGACCCGACCCTCAAGCCCCGGATTCGCCTCGATAATGTCGAGAAGCCGCTGGAACACCTCGCGGGCCGTGTCCGTCTGGTGCGCCGAGCAGATGATCGTCTGCTCATCGAACAGGAGCACGCCGGCGAGAGCGCGAGCCACGATGAGCTGAGACTTGCCGTTCTGGCGAGGCGTCGAAAGGCCCACCAGGCGTGCCGCCCACCGGCCGTCGCGCCGTTCGCCCATCGAAGCGGCGAGGACGTCCTCCTGCCACTCGTCCAGCGTCACACCGAGCGACGCAGACAGGTCGGCGACGTCCTCCCAGGAGTTATCCCGGACGTTTGGCGCGTGCCGGACCCTTGCGGGCGCTTGGCCGTCGAGCAGCGCGGCGCTTCGCGATCTCGTCGATGCCATCGCCCTCAGCCTTCTTCGGTTCGAGCTCGGCGATCTCCTCGAGCACGGACTGCAGTCGGGCGGACAGCGCAGCGAGGTCGCGCAGGGACTCACACGCCTCGATCTGACGGGCCAGGAGGTCGCGCAGGTCGCGGAGTGTGGCGAGGCGGTCACCGGAGGCCGCAGAATTGGTCAGGGGCACTGTGCGGGCCTCCCTAGCCCTGTGGAGCGAGCTCTGTGTGTGAAACCCGCCT